TAAAGTTTCAGAATCAAATGGTATAGTGTACATTAAATACTTCCGTGGCAAGACCCATGACAATTACTATGGCAGTAAAATTCTTCAATTGTAACAGTATCTGTTCTATTATTATTAATTGCAGTTGATAGAGCACTAACAAAATCATCTAAATCAGAAGCATCAATAATATTATCAGAAGCTGGTCCACCAGTCATATCTTTTTTATAACTATCTTGTAAATTAGTAATGTTTGTTTCGTTGTAATCTGTTCTTGCTCTAACATTACCTTGAATCTGATAATATTTTAATAATTTAACACTTCTAATTCTAGATAATAATACAGCATATGCTCTAAAGTTTGTTGTAATGGTAGAAGCAGTAATATTGGTATCTGATATATCCGCTTCTAATGTTTGAGAATAACCACTAGCATTACCACCAGTAATATCTGTTTGAAATGGTTGACTGTGAGTTCCCCACACAATACCAGTATTATATGTGCTCGACAACGCTGCCATTGAAGCAACGATGTTTGCTTTTGTTATACTATCGCCAGCTGTTGTCATTCTTTAACCTTTGCATTAGTGTTTTCGGTGCTGCACAGATATCTCCTTGCCACTTTAATTGGTGACAATCGCTATTACAGATATCAAATACATCGCATGTATAGCAACGAGGGTCTCTTTCTATCTCGCATGTAATGTTATTTATTCTTCCTCTGGCGGAGAGTAGAGTTCTAATGGGCTGAGATATATCTCCAAAGCCATTACCAACTGCAGCATTTGGACATCCAGCCACAGTTCCATCGGCATTGATTGTGAAAATTTTCTGCTCACAATCTCTGCATCTAACTCCACCATGTATCCCTTTAGTTATAGAGGAATACACACCCTCTAAGAGGACATCTTTATATTTAGGTTTTATTGTCTGATAGGTTTCATGCATTCTAACGAACCAGTCATCTTGATCTTTATTTCTAGGAAAAATATGAGTGTTTTCCAGAGCCGAACCATCATGGGTTAGTCGTTCAAACTGTACCCAATTAACACCCAGAGTATTGAGCCAGAGAACTAACTCTGTGGTATCCATTTCTAAGAGTTGTTTGTTTAGACTAATATTCAGTGTGATATTAAATCCAGCATCTACTACAGTTTGTAGATTCTTTCGCCAGAGTTTTTCTTGTTTATCATTCTCAAAACGAATACCCTTATCCCATGAAGTGCAGAATCCATTCTTTAGAACAGTTCTGAAAAACTCCATGTGGTCTTCTGTTAGATTGAAGCAGAGATTAGTAGAACACGACCAGTTAAGATTTGGGAATAACTTAGATACTTTATCCCAAACATAGTACATGTCATCTAGAGGAGCAAGGAATGGTTCTCCTCCATGAAATGTAATGTTCCCACCATTAAAAGTTGGGCATTCCTCGTGGAGTCGTTCAAACCACTCTACAGTATTCTGGGGATTAAAGTATATCTTCTTGCCGTTGACACCATTAGTAAAACAGTGTTGGCAATTTAATTGGCAAGTCTCAGTGGTCTTAAGATAGACCACTAAGTCTTTTGGGATTAGTATATCTGAAAGAGATACATTTGTCTTATGAAAGACGATTGGTTGAGATGTCATAAAGCATTATAAAATCACACATTCAACAAGTTTTACATTAGGATCTAAATTAGTTTCAAGAGCAATGGCAAAACTATTTGGATGATCTCCAGCAATGGCACGACCATCTTGATTTGCAACAAGAGGTTGTCCTTTGTTGATCGGACCAGCAACTTTAACTGGAACACGACCACGAAGTGCCAATGCCTGTCCTTCTGCTTCATCATTCATAATAAATGCAGGTTTGGCAGAAACAACACCAAGAACTCTTTGAGCATATTTAAAAGAAGCAGTACCTTCTGCAGAAGAGTCTAACGATACTGTAATAACAGTTCCTGTTTCATATTCTTGATCAGTTGTATATTTTTCTGCCAAGTCAGCGTAGCGAGCAGAAGTGCTCGTACCGTAAATAACAGCGAATCTATTCGCAGATTGTCCAATGTCACCAGATCCGTTAGCACCTTGTTTAACAATGTAATCTACAGTTGGAGTTGAAGACATGTTAATAGTTGGGTTTCCAGAAACTCCATCTCCATTACTAATAGACATATTAAATCCAGCTGCAATACTTCTTGTTAGTGCTGTACCTGCAGAATCTTTAACAAAGAAGCCATGAGTAGTTACTGCAGCGAGTGCTGTTAGATTATTAGAGAATGGTTGAATGTCAGAACCAATAACTAAACCTAAGTTTGTTCTTGCTTGTGTTGTCGATGTAGCTGCAGTACCACCAGAGGCAATTGCCAATGCAGTCGTTAGAGTTACAGATCCGCCAGTAATAGTAACATTATTTGCAGCTTGCGTAGCCATAGTTCCTAAACCGAGCGCAGTTCTAGCTGCAGACTCAGTTGTAGCACCAGTACCACCATTATTAATTGCCACAACACCACTAACATTGGTTGCATTACCAGTAACAGTTCCAGTTAGGTTACCAGTAACATTACCAGTAACAGCACCAACTAAATTGGCAGTAATAATATTTGCCGAAAAATTACCAGAAGATCTAATGACAACAGAATTTCCACTAGTATCATTGACACTAGTATTCAAACCATCCAGTAAGTCTGCATCTAAACCAGAACCTGTCCCATCAACTGTTTTAATTTTTGTAAGAACATCTGAAGCAGTATATGTAGCTGTTGCTAGTTTTGTTCCAACCTCAGTGTTCAAGTTATCAAAGTTAGCGTCTGCCTCTGCAATCGTTAGCGGACTGCCTTTTACACTGCGAAGTACGATTGTTGCCATTATTGTTTACCCTTAATAAGCATTGCGAGCATCTCTTTTATCTCTGTTACATCTGACTCAATCTTTTCAATTTTATCAGCGTTTTGTTTAATTTGTTGATTCAATTCTTTAGCTGCATTTCTTTTTTGCAAATAGTTTTCACGATCTGTTCTATTTGTATTTATCACTGCACCACTGGATAGATCTCTTATAAGACCATCCTTGTTTTGTATTTTAACGAAACCTTCCATTATACGCAGGCAAGCACACGAAGATCTTTAATTCTTGGCACTTGAGAACTATTAGAAGATTTCATAACAATCTTAATTTGCACAGCATCAAACGCAATCAAATCATCCAGTGAATAAGAAGCATCATAGAATTGATCTTCTTGATTAGATGAAGTTATAATAGGAGAATCTATTGTCATTTGTGAATATGAAGCATTTCCGAATGGTACATTGGAACCAACAATATTAGTTTTGTACCAAACTTCAATAGAAGCATCAGCTGGAAGATTAGCTGCAAATTTAACTCTTAGATAATTAGAGTGCGCTGCTAGATTAACTCTCTTAGTCACATATTTACTATATGTAGAACTTTCTGAAGGAGCATTTTCAGATGCAAATCTTTCTCTTTGAGTTATTGTTACATTACCAGTAACTGCTGTTGGTGCAGAGTCCAATGTGATAGAAGTACCATCTGCAGCAACCGCTGTAATTAACTTAGTGCTTGTTCCAGAACTTGCGCCAGCGATAGTAAGATACTTACCAACAGTGGCAGTTTTAAATGCATCTTGCGCAGGAGCAATGTATGCGGTATATGTCAAGCCAGTAGGTGTACCAGAAGTAGTAACAATAGCAACATCAGCAGTAGTTTTTAAAGTAAACCCAGTCACAGAAGAACCGCTACCAGTAATGGCAGAAACTTGATATTGTGTACCAGTTGCATAACCAGTAATAGTACCAGTACCACCTAGTGTACCAGTGATGGTAATTCTACTACCAACCACTAATGTAGTTGCAGTACAAGTAAATTGACCAGCAGTGCCAGAGATAGCAACACCAGATAAAGTCGCTGGCGAAGCAACTGCACTAGCTGCAGTTACAATAGTACTACCACTAATGCTTATTGTAGGACTGTTACTTATTAATACATTGTAATCTAAAGAAGCCACATTGAGATTAGTCTCTGATGGATTATTAACTTTATTTCCAATAGCAATCAAACTTGTTCTATGAGTATCAATAATTGGTGATAATGCGTCATTTGAACTGCTCATAACAATGTTAAATTTAACTGATTTATCACCACTTAATCCAAATACAGCATCAGCTTCATTTTGTTCAGAAGCAATCATCTTCGGTATACCGAAATAGTTAGTCTCATTTGCTAACACACCACTATAAACAGTATCTTGAACATAAGCTACTTGTGAAGTTGAATCAACGGATTTACCAGTAACACCTTGAATTCCAAAACTAATTGGAGTTTCAGAGAAAGATTGTAGTTGAACTAATGGTTGAACTGCATCATACTGAATGTGTCTTGTTGCCTTAACTACAGAACCACCACCATATCCAGATGCCGTTGCATTTGAAGCAAGTGTAATACAATAGCTGTCCAAATCAACATCACTAATTGTATGAGTTGTATTAAATCCTGCAAAAGCAATACCATTGACATCGGCAGAAACACCACTAATAGTTACATAAGAACCAGATGGGATACCATGATTGTCTTGCCAGACACGAACTTTAGCAACTCCTGCTCGAGTTTCGAATGGATTAACACCTAATGTAACTTTTGATAAAGCATCATTTGTGTACTCAATATTAGAATTAACACCAGTTTCGAACTGACAACGATAAATTGTAAACTTCAAATCTTGAGTTTGATCTGCTGTCCAAGTAGAAGCATTTTGAGATTTAAACAATGATCCAAGATATGGTTGTTCAGAAATAGTACGAGCAGTTCCAGGCATTTGATCACCCACTTGAGAAATCCAAACTTTATAGTTGTTTGAATCTGACGCTAACACGATAGCGTACTCAGTATTTTCCTGAACATAAACTGGGCTAGGGAATGTGAATGTAGTTGGTGTATTATAAGAAGGTATATCTACACCATCTAATAATACTGTTGTCTCAGAAAGATTTATAGATTCTGGTTTTAATGTAACACGGGAGAACGGTAAAACTCGTTTTCCTGGATATCCATTAACTACCTCACGAATTTCTAATGTAGCTGGGATTGCAGTATCTTTAGATGCAAAGAATACATCAACTTTAGATAAGAAGCAACCACCCTTTTGTTCGATTAAGAATGTTTGTGCAAGAGGATCCCACCAACCAGTATCAGCAACAACTCGGTCAGAAGTTTGAGTAATAACTTGGTTATCCTCAAGTGGTTCTTGCGCTAGTTCTGCATTACGAACAGCATGCACTGTTCTTTGTTTAGTTTCAAGAATACCCTCTGCACGATAATTTGCTCTTGCACGAGAAGTAAACGCTCCAGTTGCAGTGGTTACATCTACCAGTTTTAATTCACGACTACCACAACGGAATCTTAATTGTTCATTATTTGGAATATTGAATAGTAAATTTAACTCGCCATTGAAGTTAGAGATTAAAGTGCTACCAAGTGCCTTAGTTGTAATTGTTCCAACTGTTCCAGATGCAGCAGTAGGATAACCTAATGGATTTGATGCAGTAATTGTTTCGCTAGCAGAGAATGTACCCTGAATATTAACTACGAATAATGCATATGTGCCAGCGTCTGGGTTGTATTCTTTACCAACAACAACAGCAGTTGCAGCAGAAGTTCCACCAGTAATAATATCACCACGATTTAAACAAACCTGTGAGTCGCCATCAACTCTTCGTGCAGCTGCAGTAGCATTGGAACCAACATTAGTATCAGTATCAAATTTATTATGTGTTATTAATTTTGCTGCAGCAGTTGCTCCAGTAGGAGTATATGCAATCTTAGAAGCTGGTGTGCAATAAGCAGAAATATCAATACCATCAAAGAATGGATAGAAACGAGTGCTTGGTTTTAATTTTTGAATTTGAACAAGAATGTTTCTTGAACGAATATAAGGAATAGCTGCAGTTGATAGAACACGATCGCCAACAACTTGTCTGTCAATTTTCTCAACTAGAGTAGTTTTGATACCTGTTCTGTTTTGTCCAACTTGAGTAGCAGTTTGTTCTACTGTAACTTGACGAGCATTATCATGACGCCCAACACCACCAAAACGAGCATTTATTTCAGCAACAGAAATTCTAACTTGTCCGTGTCCAGATGCCCAGTTAGTACCTGCTGTATATACTACACGACCAGTGCTAACTGGTGCACCAGTCCACTGTGTTTGCCATGCATTCCATACAGTTCCAAGAACACCAGCTTTCTCAGCAATGTTTTTGATTGTGTTAAAGTTTCCTTCAACATCAATCACTAAATCTGGACGACGATCTGTTTCAAACCAATCGTCAGAAGATGGATTAATTTTAACATCACCAAGGAATGTAAATACAGCGAATGGATTAATGTTTTCTAAACGAGAAGCATACGCTTGTGTAATAATTGGTAGATGATTAACAACAGGTAATGTAATAACATCACCATATAATTTGTAATTTGCATCACCACGATCACTATCAGAAGAGACAGCTTCAATTAAATTTACATTTTGCATTGTGTAGAATGGACGCAGTTCTGCTCGCTCCATGTCAATTGAATTTAAATAATCAGGCGATGTTGTGTCACCTGTATTATGTCCAGAAAAATTATCTACAATAAAGCCATTTTTAAATCTGTCTAAACCATTACTGTCTATAACATTTAAAGATTCTGTCTGTTGTTCTAGCAATGATAGTGATGTGTAGTATTCTAGGTTATCAATTCGTTTTTCTAGTTTACCGATATCACGCATAGTGTATCGTTTATTATCAATTCTATTTACTTGCACATTATTGTTTAATGTACCAAAAGTGTATGGCTCTAATGTTAGATTATAGAGAACAAGACCAAGAGTTGGGTCTAATGGCTCTCCTGGATTTAAAGATGACACACCATTAATAGCAAAGAAGGTTCCACCAAAGTCTACAGCAATCTTAGTTTTTCTTGCTAGGTAGTATTCAAAATCAGTTGTAATATCAATACCACGCTTTGGTAGTAATGTCACAGAAGGATTTGTGCCAGTATATCCTGTCCCCTCGTCGTCAATCTTTGGTCTAAAGTCAATAACATCTCGTAAAGCAGTACCTTGGAAATAAGGTAGAGCACCATACTGAATAGATGCTGGGTATGAATCTTTAGTAAAATAATCACCAGTACCGTGAGTGAAATAATCAAATGTCACTTCAACAGGTGCTTCTGGTGGGGCATATGAATTCTTAAGAATTAATCTTGATTGATCATAGTGAGTAGATCGTTGTCCATCATCCCAGATAAAACGATCTGAAATATCGATAGAGTAAGTAGCACCTGGAGATGCAAATGTACCAGATTTCATTTTAACAGAAATCAAACGATATCCATCACCCTTACCGAGTTTTAATTCAGTAACTTGTGCAGTCGCTGCATTGGTAAATGTTTTAGTAGCACTCGCAACTAATGTTTTTGTTTTTTGAGTTAGTGAAGCACCACTCTTATTAACTGCTGCAATAACAAAAACTGTTTTTGTGTTATATGCGGTATCAACAGGAATTGCTGCATTTGCAGTGCCAGAAGTAAATGTACCAGTAATTGGAATAATTGCGCCACCTGTGGTAGCATCGGTATCAATAACAGTATAATTGTCGTTATCTGCAGCAGAAGCAAATGTTCCTGAAGCGGTAGAAATAGAAATAGATCCAGCAGACACGCTACTAGTAAATGTTTCATATACAGTGTAAACTGTATCGCTTATGTCTTTAATTGCGTAATATGGGAATGGGAATAGTAAAGAAGTGTGCTCTGGCTCATATAATTGAGTTTCAACTCTATCGATAGTAACACCAGTTACTGAAATTGAAGCATCTACTGTTAAAGAAATCTGGGAGGCAATTGCAGTAACTCTTCGTAGAGCAGTTCCTAAGAAAACATAGTCACCAACTCTAAGATCTGTTTGGAAAGAAGTTCCAGCACCAGTAATTGTAGTCGATGCCGATGCTGTAGCAGAACCGATTAAACGAACTAATGTTCCAGGACCACCACCAACTGTAAGGATAGTTCTAGCAGTACTTTCAATATCAGCAGTAAAGTTTAAGTTAGCGTCTGCACTAGATCCAACATGATAAACTGATTTAACATCCCTATTAAAGTCATAGCCAGATGCCATCTGGACATCAAACAAACCTAATTTATAGACAGCAGTTTGTGCACCAATAGTTCCATTATGATATTCCATAAAACGAACACGAGCAGTTCCAACTGCAGTTCCACTAGTTGGAATTACTCCAACTGAAGATGTCACTCTATTGTACAGAGTGACTTGTTTTAATGTATTGATTCCTGGAACACCATTAACATTAGTGACTAAAAGATAGTTACCAACTGTGGTAGGAATAACTGCATTATCAACTGCGACAAAATCTCTGGCTTTTTGAACTGTTACATATTCAGTGGCAGGTTTTTCAATTTCATAACCTTGCACATACGCTTTTCCTGGTTCTAAACCAATTGCCAATTGTGCTTCATTACCCTGTTGTGTTCCAAGATTTTCTGAAGTACCTGGAGTATAAACACCACGATTGTAGTATGGAGTTTCGTTATATTCCCATTGAATACCTGAAGTACCAACACCTGCAACAGATCCGTCATAAACAAGACCAGCAGTATGAGTTGGTGGAGTGCTACTAGAAGAAGTACCATTATTCTTTGCGACATATATGTAACCACCATTGGTTACCACATCGCCATTTAAGTACACACGACCTGTCGTCCAAGCACCACGATTATTATTTCTATACTCACGAACATCGATTTCAAAATTCTTAACTGTGTAGTTACCTGACTCATCATATGTTCTATGAGCAAATTCTTTTTCAAGATATGAATATTCTGATTTATCAACTACCTTTTGAGTTTGTCCAGCACTGACACGGAGTAATTCAATGAAATCTGTATCGCTTGTACTATCTGATGCAAGTTTAGTTAATACGGCATCGATGTAGTAACGATGAGCACCTGGAGCAGCATAGTTAAATGAGTTTTGTGCATTATCAAAAAGAGTTCCGTCTTCTTCTGCAGTAACGATATCTTCAGAAGTAACTAAACCAATTCTATAAGATGGAGTATTTGTAAATTTGTCAAGGATAATTGTTTGCTCTGGGACTAGAACAAAATGTCCTTTAATGTAGTAAACACCTTGTTGAATAGTAGCTAAAGAACCAGTTCCAGTAGCAGAAGATGTTGCAGCTTGAACTGTAAATTGTCCTGCTGTAATTTCAGTACCAGCAGAGTTTGTGCCAGCAAGGTTTGTTAAAATGTCTGAATTTGAGAATGTTTTAGTGGTGTTATTATCACCAGAATTTAAATAACGAACGAATAATGCTGCAGAATCAGCACCACCAGAAACAGTATAATAAAGTACCTGAGCCTGAACACCTGCTGCATTTTCAATGATTAAACCATTAAATTTAGCCACAACAGTATCGGCAAGAACAGCACTATATGTTGCTTCTAATTTAACATACGCAATTTTAGTGTCAATACCGATAGCACCTGGAATAACCATGGAGCCTTCTTTAAATACATGATCACCAAAACGAGAAATCTGATTTTGCAGAATGGTCTGCATTTGAGTTAACTCTCGTGCTTGGACAGCATATCCTGGGCGATAAAGAATCTTCAAGAATCTTTTTGATTCGTTGAAATCGTCGTAATACGGTTCGGTGTTAAAATCAATAGCCATTCGTAGTTTTCTCTTTAGTTGTTTCTAATCTATTTATGTTAGAATCTGATAACTGTTCTTAAAGTAACTGTTTCATCCGCTGAAGGTGTAAACCCAGCCTTGTTGTCAATAAACATTAACTGACCAGAATATTTATCTATTGTTGGAGCACCCACTGATGTTATGATAAAAGTAGATCCAGCAGCATTTGAAAAAGTATCATTGACTAATGGTATATCGTTATCTAATGACTGCAGTAATGCACTAGTTGCAGAAGAAGCCACTACACGATATCTTCTATCAAAGGGATCTCCACCAACAGTTCTTGTAACTGTCACATCAGTATCTCTTGGAAACTGAGTAGTATTAACTGTTGCTTGAACAATAAAACATCCTGAACCGATAGTTCCTTGGAATCTTTGGTCAGAGTTATATTGGTTTGGATTTTTAATAATACCTAACTGACGATAGTCGTTGTTTACAGAAACACCCTGATTTAAGTCAGTTGATACATTGCTGTAAAACATTAAAGTTTCAGCAAATAATTCATTTGGAGCATTTTTACCATGTCCACCAAAAGGAGGCATAATTGCTCTAAGGTTGGCACCATATCCGTTACCTGTTACAACAACATTGGCAAAGGAATAATTTTGTCCTGGATTTGTGATATTAATTTTAGTAATTTTTCCAGAGGCAGAATCAAGTGTACTCGTAGCTGTAGCACCTGTTCCGTCACCTTGTATTTCAATATCTGCCACACCGTAACCATATCCACCAGAAATAATTTTAATGGCATTGATAGTTCCAGGTGAAGTTAAAATTTCATTATTTGCCTGAAGAGATTGGATTGTTCCAATGTTAAGATCTGCCTTTAGTGCAGCATTAGTTCCGTCACCAGTAACTGCAATAGTTGCAGTTGAATATCCAATACCTGAATTCTCAACAATAACTGCGACTATTTGACCACCCTCAATTACTGGTAGCAATTTTGCTTCAGATTTTGCTGTTAGAAAAGATAATTCTGCTGCAGCAGTTCCTGCTCGACCAGCATCAGTGATAGCAATAGCAGGTGCTGCGGAATAGCCAGATCCAAATTTACGAGAAACTTCACCAGTCGCTGGGACACCTGCATATGTTAATGCAGCTGGGACACCAAGATATAATAAATCAGCAGTTCCATTAGTTACAGTTCCAGTAGTATGTGACGGAACTGTGGAAGCATGCGTTGTACCTGCAGTTGTAACTTTATACAATCTACCAGAAACATGGACAGTGCTATTTAAAGCCAACGCAGTTGATGCTGCAAAAGCTGGAGAGTTTGTTGCTGTTCCAGATGTATGAGATGGTGCTACTGAGCCAAAAAATCCAGCAGTAGATACAGTGTATAACCTACCAGACTGAAAATATTGTTCGCCAATTAATACTGCTGATAACGCACTCCACGCAGTACCAAAGGTTACTGTTGGATCAGTAGTATAATTATCACCCGCATTTGATACAGTACAATATAATATTGAACCAGAACTCATTTTTGCAGTGGCTACTGCCCCTGATCCACCACCACCAGAAAATGTTATTGCTGGAGCAGAGGTATATCCAGATCCAGCATTAATAATATTAACTTCTTTAACACCACCAAGTAATGTTATACCACTAATAGATTTAAAAGAAGCTGTACCAGATCCAGATCCAGCACCAGTAGCAGTGAAAGTTGCACCCACCACTGGCTGACCAGTTATTGTAGTTGAGGATACTGTTTGTGACGCACTAACTGTATAGGTTCCAACTCCGCCAGTGCCAGTACCAAGAACAGTAATATTAGTTCCTGCAGTAACACCAGTTCCAGTGATATAAGTACCAACAGCTAATGTTCCAGAAGCCACTGCAGAAACAGTTAAAGTAGTTCCAGAAATTGCTCCAGTCACTACTGCACTTGCAGTTCCACCAATTGTGACAAAGTTAGTAGTTCCGAGAGAAACAATTGTATATTTTATACCAGTGGTAAATGAGCCAGCATTAACTTCGGTGCTAGATGTATTAACAGTTCCTTTAACTCTAGTTCCAAGATATTTTAGAGCAGCTGTATTATTCTGAACTGTACCTAATCTGTGTGTAGGTTCAGATGATGACATAGTTCCAGGAGTTACTACCTCATAGAAATCAAAAGCACTATTGTATAGTTTTTGTCCTAAAAATACTGCAGCAGATGAAATAAACGCAGTGGCATTTAGAGTAGGATCACCGAATGTTACTGTTGGATTATCATAACCATTACCACCAGAAGCAACTGAAATGCTAGTTAAAAATGTTGGATCTTCTTCTCTGTATCCGTCACCAACGACACTTATGGTCGCTGATGTATATCCAGTTCCTTTGTTATTGATAATAATGCTATCCATGGCACCATTAGAATAAAACTGATTAGATAAAGCAGAAACTACTGGCATCTGATCTTCTGACAAAAACTTACTTCTTAAATTAATAGGAACATTATACATAAACTTCCAAACATAACCATCAGCTGCGGTTATTGGAGAAGTAGATGTACCCAATGGTTTATCAGTTGATCTAGCATTATTGTTATTATCTAAACATTTATAGACATTATAATCTTCTGTAAGAACATAATAATTACACTCTTCAAGTTTTTGTTCACCAGAAGGTGCAATGTTAAGAATTGCCTGTAGAATTGCACCTGTACCACCACCACCTGTAACAGTCACAGTTGGGGTAGAAGTATATCCAGTTCCTCTTGAAGTATCAGATACTCCTACTACTTCAATATTAATAATCGAACCATCATAAACAATAGGGTAAAACTTAGCACCTGTTCCACCACCACCTGTAACAGTGATAGTTGGTAGTGAAGTATAACCAGTTCCACCATTGACAATATTAATACCAAGAATCTCAGTAGAATATTCATCATCGTACATATCGTAAACTGTATTAGTAGTCCAATTTACACGAGGAATAACAAATGATACATCAGATGGTGTAATCGCTTTCATAGTGATAATATCACCACGAACTGCTCGTTCGTATGCATAACTATCCACTGGATATGGTGGTGCAGCCTCATCGCTCCATTGCAATGTTTTACCGAGGAAGTAGTAGTAATTACTACTTCTGGTTGTTACATCCTTGTAAACACCCTCTGCAAGAGTTTTATGCAGGATTGTTTTAATTAGAGAAGATGATGTCGCCATTTAGCAGAACCTTAAACTTAAATTAACTTACTGTCACTACCCATGTCACAGCGATTGTGTCGCCAGATCCCTTTGTCACAACTGGGAATGTAGTACGGCAAAGCATAGTACCACCTGAAGAAGCGTTAAAAACAGCTGCCTCAGTAATAGCACCATCACCAGTACCAGCTGGGAATGAAGCAGTATATGTGATTGTGTTTGTAGAAACTGTATTACCTGATAGTGATACACGACCAGTTTGAGTACCCAATGTAGTATCACTGGCACCTGGAGTAGAAGAACCAGTGCCAATACCCATGTGAGTCATTGCAGCTGGGCTGTTAGTTGTTGTTTTAATCATTGACGAAGCAATGAAGTTTTTACCTGATGTTACAACTAAGTTAGGCACTTCAAAATCTTGTGTTGTTACACCTTGTGCATTAGTTTTAACGATGCGAACTTTACCTGTCGCTTTTAGGTTTTCATTTTGTTGAATCATAGGGATCTCCTTGTTAATTTTATAGAGTGCTAAAAGTGGATTCTCTTGAACCCACTGAATATTCTTCATCGAATATGATGTAATCTTGCCCATAGTAAGAATTTAACTGCACATAACCTTCATGGTCTTGTGGAGGTAATAAATCAGGATCGGCTTCTGTATATAGATATTTATCTGTGCTTAAACCAAGAGTTTCAGTAATTACTGGAATATCTGCTAATACTTTGTCAGTATCAATGGAAGAAATAGAATCAGACCAAGTTCCTACACTGGTGGTAGCCAATGCTTTACCAAGTGAAACAACAGGTGCATCATCTGACATTCCACTATATTCAGTGCTTAATGCTTTACCGAATAATTGTACAAAACTATCTGTTGGTGTATCTATTGAGTCATCTAGTGCTTTAGAAAAGACTTGTACAAAAAGACCATCATTTGGTGTACTGATAGAATCTGATAAAACTTTTGTGAAACTTAATGTTATTGCTCCAGTATCTACTATAGCAAAAGTATCTTCAATACCAATACCAAGAGATTTAACTAACGATTCTAAAGCGACACTTAAATTGATATTATTGGTAATATTGTACTCACCAAACAGTGCCATACCAGCTGGATGAAGCATAGTTTTTACAGCTGATTTATATGAGTCTAATCTTTCATCAATTCTTACAACATACGAGAATGCTTGATAATATTTACTGTCTTGAATAAAAATAGAATCATCTAAGAAACCTGCATTAGAAGTGAAGTATCCAGGATACCGTACAAGAGCACCGAGATTAACTTCAATAATAGCTGGATCATCAGAAGCAACTTGAGCATTTCTAAAGTTTAATGAGAACTCACGAATAATAGAACCTGCATATGTACCATCAACGAAATCAGTAGTAACATAGTCTCCAAGGTTCACATAACCTTGTTCGTCAAATCCTACAGTTCTATCACCGATCGCTAAATTATCTCCAGATCTACTGGATGATGCACTAGACAATAATAATTGAGCAGCATTAACAGTGTTAGATGCTAATAAACTTACAGCGAAATCTGCATTATATCCAATACCAAATTTAATAAATTCTGCATACTTAATACCATTGTTATCATCGGTTGCAGTTACTTTTAATAAAGCACCAGTTCCAGTTCCAGATTTAACTTCAAACACCTGACCAACACGGAAGTTTTTTCCTGCCTGTGTAATTTTTGGTGTTTGAGTTGCAGGTAAAATAGTAGCTTGAAATGTATCTTTATATTTAATTTTATCTGTTGGTTTTAAAATACCAAAGAATTTTTTATCTAAAAAGAATTCATAGATGTTACCACCAAGAGCAACAATTCGATCTACTTCACCAACTAGGTCTTCTTTTCTATCAACAAGAACTCTAATTAGTCTTGTTGCTGTTTGAATGTCTACTAGTTTACCAACAATATCTTGAGGTTGACCAAAATCAACTTTAGCAAAAACAGAAATTTCTTGATTCCATCTACCATCAGAAGCACGAAGCATCTGAGTACCTGGATATGTTAATTCTACTTTTTTACCAAATAATAATCTAAACAAAAGTTTATATGACGACTCAGAACCTTTTGCAAGATATTGATCTTTAATTTTAGTTAATATAAATCTTTCATCACCTTGAATCTGCGGAAGATTGTGTGCTAGTTCTTTTTTAAATTCAACAATAAACTGTTCAAGGGTTTGATCGATATCTCTAACTGCTGTAAGATCTACTCCTTGATCTTGTAAATACTTATAGTATGCTTCTACAAAAGCAACAAATGTTGGGTAGTCTTCCCTGATGAACTCAGGGATCTGTCTAGATACAACAGATGATAATTTGGTTCTTGACATTATGATCTAATTGAGTTGAACTGATAATTGTAGCCAGCACCGAGATCGCCATTTGCAGTATTATCTGCGATGGCAGTAACATCCAATAGGGTTGGATCGATTTGTACAATTTGGTTTAGAGCAGAAACAATGTCATATGATTCTGGTTTAACTTGCCATTCAAAAAATGCACCTTCTAAAGATACAATATTTAAAGCACGAACTAATATTAAACCTAGTTCGTAGTTAATAGTTCCTTGTGTTCTATTCACAAATACTTTATCTAAATTTGAATTTAAATAGTATAAACGAATGTTACCCACAGAATCATCATCAAGATAGTGAACTTGAGTGCTACCTGGAATATAGAATCCAGTGGAAGCAAAAACCTCACCTTGTTTACCACCATCTTGAGAAATAGGGTTAATTAAGTTAAGCACATATTGCGCATTAACACCATACTGTGGGGTATGTGGGTGACGAACCATTAAACGAGTAATGTTATTAACAATAGAAGGATCTGATTGATCAATAATGCCTGTTAGTTTAGTGTAACGAAGAACACCATCAAACTTTTGTAGTTCATTTGTGTCATAAGCAAGGATAGCATTCTTAACAATAGTTTCAATCTGTGATGCAGTTTTGCCAGTTTCTTTAGGATTATAGTGGACGAATGATGTTACCTTAATATTAAAATATTCTGGATCAACAATTTCTGGAGTTATAGAAACAACACTTCTTGGAGTAAGAATCTCATTCGCTATTGTTTCTTTTTGTTGATTAGTTAATTTGGTGGCATCTTTTGGTTTAATACAAATGTATGTCTTACCATAAACTGGAGGATTATTATCTTCGCCACCCCAAACTGACACTGTTTGTGCAGCAGGGAATTTACTATAAATTAATGCTTTGTAGTCGTCAGGTGTAACAGCACGATTTTGTGCAGCGAATAATCTTGGTGCATTAAATTTAATTGAAGCAAGATCTTCTGAAGCAGAACCATTTATCGCAGGGCTAACAGTGGTAACTGAAAGATTACTACCCAATACAGATGATCCATTGTATGTAAAAATGTTTGCAGAATTCGGTTCTTCTAAACTAGAAACGAAATAATTGATTGTTACTACATTACCATTACTCAATGCAGTTCCAAGAACTCCATTACCAAAAGTTATCTCATAAAGACCATCATCAATTTCTTTTAAGAAATATACTTTTGTGGTTTCAGTGACTGCTGTTAAATCTTCTGATCTTGTGTATGTTTCATATATGTCTGAAGTTGAAGATGATTGAACTTGAATAGACAAAGTAGAAATATCAATATTTGCATTTGGTATAATATAACGAACACCAGTTGCCACAGTATATTTAAATGATAGCGGAGTGCCTTCAACCAGTGTTAAGTTAGAAAAAGTGTAATTACCAGCAGTGCTTCTTGCAGTGGTCACATCTTCTAAATTATAGAAAACATAAGACACACCATCAATAGAAGTTAAGAATGGTTGTTGCGCATTTAATGTTGCAACAGCTGGGCTAGAAGTTGGAGCAGTGATGCTTGCATTAACAATGGCTCTTGCACATACTGCAGATCTTGGAGTATAACCAAGCATTTTTGAAAGAGAAACTACAGACGCTCTCTTACTCGCTGAGTCAAGGAACATTTCATTTACAGCAAGGTTAGTATAAACACCATTATAGTGAGTGTTGTATGCCAGTAAATCTATAAGAACAGAAAGACCAGATCCCTCAAAGTCATAATCTGAAAATTCAGCTTGTGCCTTTAGGAATGTTTTAAGATTAGTTTTAATGGTATCAAAGTCTAACTCTGATACCTTCATTCTTTTACTGTTTGTTGTGATTGCCATTTATCGTGTTCTCTCTAACGCTAATTCGAGAGTTATTGGTCTCTCGGTGTTTACTATTGTAAATTCTAAAGTTACATAAACTTCATTTGCATCGGAATAATCGTCCACTCTAACATCAATAATATTAACTCGTGGTTCAAAGTTATTAATCACATCGATGACTGCTCGCTGAAGCATAACATTAAACATTGGTCCAGGTAGATCGAACAGCAACTGTCTAATCGGAGAACCAATTTCACTATGGAATGGTCTCTCAAAATTTCGGGTCAATAACAAATTCTTGACGGACTGCTTAATAGCATCATCGTCATATCGGCGAGTTATATCCTTCGTCACTGGATGCTTAGTGAAGGTAAGGTCTAAATCCGAGAATATTCTTGTGTTTCGTGCCATATCGTTTATTTAGGTTATTCTATGAAAGAGTTATTAGAACCTTGCGCTATTGCATCGCCACATTGGATACTATCTCCAATTCTAGCTGCTTTTTTACCTTCAATATAAGTCTTACTCGCTCCACTGCTGGGAATACGGATATCAGAATTATGTGTAGTTATTCCACAAGAGTGTGCTGCAAATTTACAATTAGAATCTACAACCCCAGCCAATTTCCCATTGAAATAGGTTTTAGCCACTGGGGTAGTTATCAGTGCAGTAGGTGCAAAACACCCATGTCCTGTGCTTTTATCTCCGATTGTTGCTACAGCAGGCATTATCTTCCTATCCTAGTTTGGGCGATAGCATTTATTAAAGCAGTCTTACCTGTGTCCCAGTTAAAAGTAGAAACAACAGTATAAGTCTGCTGAACATCTGGACCAATATTATTTTGATCTTCAGCAGTTACGGTATAACTATAAGTTACAGTTTGTACAGTCGGTGCAGTAAAAGAACAAATTTCATATGAGTTTGTAATGTCATTAAAATTAGTAACAGTATTGTATGTTTTATCTTTAGTCAAATAGGTGATAATGCTTCCGCCATGGAATTCTGCGTCATACTGTCCAGAAATACTATTAGTACCTACAGTCATTAAAGCATTAGGTTTATCCGTAACGATTCCAGTAACTGCGTAATCAGTTAATGGATCTGGATCAACATAAGAAAATGACTGCGAATAGCTAGTATAAACAGGCAACTGATCTAAAGTCGTTAAAGCAGTAGTGGAAGGAGTCCAAGGCATTACGCTGCTTTCGGAGGAATAGTGTCTAACAATACGAATCCAGAAGGAATACCCTTAGAATCTCGTTTATAAACTTTATCATTTACCATAGTGAATGCTTGTTTTCTTCCACCCTTTGATTTAAAGGACACATGGATCCAACATGATTCTGGGAAACGATACTCTAAAATTAACTGGTCGTATGGAAGGATCTTTTCGAGTTGTTGAATAAACTCGTATGTTTTGCCATATTTGTCTGGAAGCATAATACCGATATCTAATGCTTGTCCTTTACAATGGTCTGATGTTGGCGACTCATTGGCAACAACACCCTTTAGACGATAACCTGAGTTAATCTTCCACTGTTTCTTATATCCACCAATACCACCTGGAAGAACATTTACTGCTGGCTCAAGAAGATTCTGGCAGGTCAGGGCAAGATTACATACAATTTCCTGAGCAGTGTATAATCTTTCTGGTGCATCTTTACTATCTTTAAGCATTTGGTCAACAAGTTTATGTTTACCACCAACACCACCATCCATTAACATTCCAAGAGTAAAGTTCTGTGACATTCTAAAGTCATTTGTAAACTCTTTAGATGCGTAGATAATATCGCAACTAACTGGAACTGTCGTGGTAGAACCACCTGATGGTTTTGGTGCTTCTTCTGTGGCAATTGGTATTGGTGCACCAATAACACCTTCTTTTCTACTAGTCTCTGCAGATGCTGCACGACCTTCTGGTGTATCAAAGTCATCTGGAGTTTCAGCAACAGTTTTTTCTTCGAACTGTCTTTCTGGTGGAATAGCAAAAGGAACAACTGGAGATATTGGATTACCCACTGGTGGTGGAGTTAAGTCTACCTCAGGTGTAACAATAGTTTCGCTACCAGCTGCACCATTACCAAATTGACCTTCAGCATAATCTGCGGATAATGTTCCACCTGCAAGGATATCCATACTACCACTTGATTGAAGATTAACTGTGGCACCAAATAGATTAAATCCTTCATCTGCAGCAACTGAAACTGCAGAACCATTTATAGCATAATTAGTGTCTGCTCTTTGGTTAATATTTGCAGCTTGAATATCAATATCACCAACTGCTTTAATGAGGATGTCGCCACCTGCAGACATGTAGATGTCATTGGCAACACCGATGTCTAGATTTTGTCCAACAGTAAGGGTAGCATTTTGTTCAACTTGAATATTGGCATCTGTTCGAGCATAGATGTTTGCATTGCCACTTACGGTAATGTTTAATTCACCAGCTACTGATAAACAACCATTTCTTTCCATGACAACAAAGTTATCTCCAACAATGAAATTTACCTGTGTTCCGTTTGGATCAATTTCACTGAATGTTCCAGATCTATGGTAAGTGTTTATTCTTTCATATCCTGGAGTATCATCAAATTCTTGTAGATGACCAGATTCTGTTTCAAGCACTTTGTTAAATGGATACTTTGCTCCATATGGTGCTTCTGGCTGATCCCATGTTCCATTGTCAAGTGCTTTTGGTACACCCAACTTACGGATGGCATCTTTCTTCTTAATAACTGTGCCTTCAATAATACCACGAGCAAGACGATTTGTATCTGGCTCTCCAATGTATTCTTTTAGAGGATACTTGTTATTTGGATCTCTAAATCCAGTTGTACCAGAACCACTGCTGATAGATTCAGGCGATGGTTGTGGTGTTGTAACAATACCTACTGGTGGTTTATCTGGAATCGGTGGATTTGCATCTTTCTCTGGAGCACCAACATCTGGTGACTGTCCGTAGAAGTATTCGTAGTATGATTTCTTTCTTGCTGAAATGTCAGGTGAGTTTACACCAACTGCTTGTTTCGCTGCAAGGAAATATCCAGGATGGTCATTAGTATTAACACCCTTTGGCACTCTGTCTTTAATATACAATGCAGCAACCAATGCTGATACATTAATGTCAGCATCAAGTGAGTCTGGATTATTGACAATGTCAAGATTCAATCCCATGGCATTGGCGAGTTTTTGATATCTTGTGTAGTTTGATTTACCAGTTAGCTGAATAAATCCACGACCAAAATACTTACCACCATCTGCATCTGTTTGATTACCAAGGAATCCTTTTCCTCGTTTTGTTGGACCATATGCCCATGAGAAAAATTCTGCTCTTGTTAATCCTCGTTTTTGAGCATTGGCATACTTAGCAATATCTTCTGGAGTGGCAAATGAATAAATTGTTTTAAGACGAGCCTCAGAATAATTGTATGCTTCTAACTGAGGAATCCAAGTGCTCTCACCACCAGCAATACCAAGCAATGCACACTTCTGTTCTTTAGTGGTTAATCCAACTTTATCACAAGCTGCAATTAATGCTTTAATACCTTCTGATGATTTGTTTGGATTACTTGAGGACTTCGCTGGAGGTATAGTAGGGATTGATACATTACTAGCTGTAGCTTTTACAGGATTTGCACTAGTGCCTGTAACTACTGGAGTCCCATCGCTGGTAACTAGATTAGTGACTCTACTTTCAGCAACAGCAGCAAGGTTTGTTGGTGCAGCTTGAAACTTTACAATATTCTCTTGATAGTTTACAACTGGATTACTTACTGTAATTCTAGTTCCACTATCAACAGAAACAATAAAGGTATCAGATGGAAGACCAAATGCCAATACTTTCATATTGGCTCTTAAATCTTTGGTTAAAGTAGTTGATCCCGTATCTTTATCGTAGAAAGTTAATTGTGTTCCATTTGTTGGACCAGGAATAGTTCTTAGTTCTAGGTTTTCAATTTTACCACCAGAACCGATAGGTGCGTCATCTTCTTGATCAATCGGTGCTGGCGCAGAAGGAATACCACCAACAGTACCAATCATAATTGGTTGTTGGTTATCGTCATCAGCAAATATGATAATTACGGAAGTGCCTTCAACTGGACCAATCGGAGATGATCCAATACCATTCATTGCAGCAGAAGTAACTGACTGCATTGGGTGTGCCCATGGCAAATCTGCAGTAGGAAGCTGTGATTTATCGTGAGTGTGTAATCCAACTACTCGGACTTGACAACGACCAAGTTTTAATGGATCACTTCTATTTTCTACGACACCATAGTGAAAATTCATTATTTGTTCCTATTCATATCCATTTGCGATGATTCTTTAATTAGCTCCATATAACACTCATGCTTTTCTCTGTCTACATAATGATTAATGGCAGCAATAATATAATACCCTGAAAACATTTTGTCAGTGATATCTTTATCTTTTGGAGATAGTGGTTCTATTCTATTTAATACCACACCAACTTTTTGTCCAACAGTGTAATCAGTTCTTCCTGGAACTGTAATACTAATTTTATTGGCTTCTGCCAATTTCATTAAAGATGCTCGTTCTTGAAAAGTCTTTGAGTTAGTGACATCTCCAAACCCATTAAAATTACCGTAGTCTTTAGGGTAATTAATAAGAGTGGAGTTTGATCTAAAGATTGCTTTATTGGAGTTGACTGGATACTTGTTTAAATGTTTTTGTTGTTCAAATCTTTGGAACATGTTATAGTTTTTAACTGAATATGTTTTCTTTGTAACATCATACATAATCTGTCTTGATGATAACATACCATTGCGGATTCTATCCATGTAATCGTATGCTACTGGAATACTGATATCTGTAATTCTTTTATAATCTTCATTCACATTTCTAACATCACCACCATTGGGTAATTTATCACGACTATATTTGTCATATGTGAATTCTTGGAATGGTTTGGTCTGATATAGTGTCTCTAAACTTATAAAATAAAACCCATCTCTGTTCTCAAAGAAAACATAGTTCGGTGTCTTATTCATATTCACTGCTTGCTCACAAAGATACATAATGTTCTTAATGGGAGACC